TGGTTGTCTCAAAATGCTATGATCTATCAAAAGAAATGTTGGGCTGTGTCAGTGATAGAGAATAAGTGGCTTGAAAAGATGTATGAACCATCTTCAAATTATGTGACTATATTGAAAGAACATTTTGAAAAACTATCGAAAGAAAGAACATTTTGAAAAACTGTCATTTTAATCAATAAATTTATAATAGACTTAATATTCATATTGACGATGAAAACAAAAAGAGTTTGGTATTTTTTAAATCAAATCATAAATTTTCCTACAACGACGATAAATGTGTTAGCCATCTCTCTTTTTCTTTCCAAGCTTCACATTCGGACAAATGAAAAATTCGTATAACAACATAGACAACGCCTTCTTTAACGGAAGACTTTGGCAATTTAATCCACTCAATTATATTAGGAAGCAGACATTCAGGAACGTTGACCAATTATTTTTGCAGAAATTACATTTTTATTTCCTCCTTTTATTTCGTAAATTTCCATTAGTGAGCCGATATTTTCATTATTTTCTTTAAATAAAATGTTATCAAATCTTTTGCTCTGTCTAACCGCGTCCAATTTTTGAAAAGTTTACCACCATCAGTTTGGTTGCATTGAAACATCCTGTATTTTTGTCGACCACTAAAGTAAATTCTCCAAATTTACGTAATAAAAATTATCTTTTATTTGTTCGTAACAAATGTCATTTAAACTCGTTTGTTTAACTTTTGACGTACGTACGTTATCATATTTTTATTTTCATCATCAATTTTGTGTAAATAAAAATGAAATTCGTATTTTGTATATAAAATTAAATTTATGTAAAAACATCATATTCACACTATATACGGCTATTTGAATAGCCTTGAAATTAAAACTACTCTTAATATTTAAATATAAAAAATCAATACCAAATTATTTTGTATTACTTTTTGTAATATAAAAATTTAATGAAAAGATTTAATGAAAAGATGAGTAAACTATTTTTGCTATTAATATATAATAAATTGAGAAGAACATGACGTACAAAAAATCATCACAATTATATTTAAAAAAATGATTTTACACTTGTTAAAATTATCATCAAATAATAAATGTCACAATTAAAAAATGAATTGCAAACATGTCTCAAAATGTTAAAACTTGGATATGTTGAATATTACAACAATTGGGTTCAAGATACTCATAATTTTACCAGTGATTGCGCTCCTGAAATAAATATAAATTTCAAAGGATATGAATTACAACGTAAAAGATATAAAATTTTGAAAAGAATTCTTTCAAACAAACGCGTTACTGAATCTGATTTTTTGTTTTTAAGTTTACAACCACAAATTAAAAAAGTATTTGATTCATTTAAAGTGTTTAACATTGCCAATATTCAATCGGACAACTAGAAATTGATATGCTCATAAGAGTAAAATATATATCCATTATGTCGTTAATTATCTGGTTGAGCATCTCTGTGATGAAGTGGATGAAGTGAATGCAAAATTGGCTGAATTTATAATGAACTATCCAAAGAAGGGAATTAAAGTAAGTTGTGTAACAAAAATAAATCAAAATAAAAAATTATTAAAAATGCAAGAGGAATCATTAAAAATTCAGCAGCAATTATTAAAAATTCAGCAGAAAAAAATTCAAGAACAAAAATCTTTTATATCCTTTACGGGATTTAAAAATACGTTCCATAATTTTACGGGATTTAAAAATACGTTCCATAATTTTACGAATTTAAAAAACGTAATTCATAATCGGCCTATTCAATTCTTTTGTGGCAATTGTCGGTAAATATTAACAATTATCTTTTTACAACATGCGTCGAGATATTTCCAGAGTCTTCAAGCAAGCACTAAACTAAATAAATGAGGATCGGTTGTTTAAAGATAATAAGTGTCAATAATGTAATCAATTTTTTGTGGTTCTTTATACAAATCCCGTAACATTTCTTCTGCTAAAACGTATTTAACTGATCCTTTAATGTAGTACATGTTTTCTTGATATTTCAAAAACCCAAATATTTCGAGAGTAGTTTTGAAATCTTTATGTAAATTACTCATACCTGGATGTGTTCCGTCTTGAAACATTTGCTTACCTCCTATAAATGTTCGAATTGTGTCTTGAATGTCGTTAAAGAATTCAAAACATGGAAAGCGTCTATTATCATATAAATCAATAGAAATGTTAGGAAATATTTTTGTTTTCCCAAATTTATTAAAAGTTCCTGGAATTACACGTATGGTAGAACTTCTGTTGTCAATCCACTTAATGTATATAGGTTTACTCAATTTCGGACGCGTTAAATTACCATAATCTGCAAAATATTTGGTTTCAAAAGGACTCCACAAAGGCCTTTGTCCTGATTCAACAACTTCCGCATTTCGAGTTCCATAAAATCCAAGAGAATCGTACTTCGGTGATAAAGAGTGTGCGACTCCGAAATCAGCTAAAAACACCAGTAACCCAGTGTTTTCTATGTAATATGTTTTATCACCAATAACATATTTAAAACAACCTCCGGGTTTAATGCGTTTAACAAGAATATTACGTGATTTAATATCAGTATGATACATTGCATAATAATGATGAATTGAATATACAGAACACAGCAATTGATAAAAAATACTAAATTGTTGATTAATATTAATGCGTTTATTAATACTTGCTAAATCAAAATCAGCAGGTTCCATAAATGTTACATAACAGGCGCGCACGGATGGTTTTTTGGTAAATAATCCAACTACTTTGCATCCATCACACAATGACATTTTGTAGGTATATAAAAAATTAGGACATTTTTTGCTCAACAAAAGTTCATTCACGTAACTTAAATTTTTATGTTCCCTTGGAAATATATTTTTCTTTTTTTTTTCAATAAGCTCTTCAAGACTTTTATCCTTCAGGAATACATTTTTTCTTAATATATTTTCTTCTACTCTACTTAAATTTGCTTCTTTCACAATAATTTTTTCAGTATTTAAAGTTGTTAAATAAATTTGACCAAACGTCCCTTTTCCAATCTCGATTACATCTTTAAAATAATTTTTAAACTTAGAAGAACTCGATCCTGTCATACACATAGTCCATTGATCTGCATTTATTTCATTTAAATTTTGAATCACACGATTTCCTATAATAATTCGTGATTTATAATCTCCATTTTCATCATCATTATCATCATTATCATCATTATCATCATTATCTATAATTTCATCATTATCATCTATAATTTCATCATTATCATCTATAATTTCATCGACTTTACCCTTAGCTCCCAAGGACTTACGCTTTTGTTTATCCCCGCATTCGATTTTTAAATTTTTATAAACTAGTCCATTATTTTTTATTCGTCTTTTTGTTCTTGGGTTGATATTAGGATTTTTAAACCATTCTTCGCATACCCGCTCCACACGCAAGGGTACTCTACTATCATCAGATGGCAGACGCCTCATCTTAAGAAGGGTTTTATTGCAATCTTTCTCAAAATTTTTATAAATTTTTCCTTGTGGGGATATTTTTCGATGTGTTCGAGGATTAATTGTAGGATTTTTAATCCATTCTTTGCATATTGATGGAGAAATCATTTTTATGAATATGGAAGATTTTTTAATGAAATATTCTAAATTTTAAACACTTTCAATGAATTCAAGTGAACATCTCTTTATTTTTAAAATTTTCGAACCATTCGATTGTATTTTTAATTCCAATTTCAATTGGTGTAAATTTAAAATCTGGCAAATATTTTTGTATTTTTGCATTGCTGACTGTTTTTTTAATTTGACCATCTTCTTCTTTATTTGTTGATGATTTTATTTGTGTTTTTTTTAAATTCATTGATTCTAAAATAATTTGTGCAACATCGTTAATTGAAATTTCATCGTGTTCATCTACACTTAATATTATAGGTTCTCTTTCTTCATAATTAAAAATTGCCCAAATTAATAATTTTCCTAAATCTGTTGAATAAATAAATTGTCTTCTAGCTTTTCCTGTTCCCATTAAATTGAAGTTCCCAAAATCTTGATCTTTTTTATATAAGTAAGCTTTGTGAATCAAATTTGGAATTACATGACCTTTTTCTAGATCGAAGTTGTCATGGGGTCCGTAAACATTACATGGAATAATTGATGTAAAAATTCGTTTTTTATCGCTTTTATCAATAATTTCTTGATATGCTTGATTCATAACATCAATCATTCGTTTTGCATATGAATAACCAAAATTTGAATTATGAGGTTTTCCGTTATGTATCATGTGTTCTGTGATGGGGTATGATGTAATTTCATGAGGAAAAATACAAGAGCTCAAACACGAAATAACTTTTTGTACATTGTATTTGAAACTCATTTGCAAAACGTTATCATTAATTAACATATTCTTTCGAAAAAAATCTAGATTTGCTTTCATATTGTAAAACAACCCTCCAACCATTGCCGCCAAATGTATGACATGGGTCGGTTTATATGTTTTAAAAATTTCTTCTGTTTGAATGCAATCGCTCAGATCACCGTCTTCTGAAGATAAAAATATCCATCTTACTTTGACCGTTTTTTCTGGATTTATAAGATATGACAAGTTTTCTTCATTTTGAATTGCAGATTTAATTCCATTTCCAACTAACCCGCTTCCTCCAGTGACAAGAATTATTTTTTCAATTTCCATGACTTGCTTTTTTTAGAACATTTGTTATTATTTAAATAAAAAATTTAAATAAAAAATGAATTACTGCATTATGAATTAAATAAAATAAAGTAAGAGATAATATGATAGTATTAAATATTAAAAACTGTGAAATCATCAATATTGTTGAAAAAATAACAATTGAATCAAAATATATTGATTCAAATATTGAAAAACATCTCTTGGATAATCTTAAAAAAATTAAAGAAAAAACATGTACAAAAAAATATGGATTTATCAATCATATTTTAAAAATGAAAATATTAGATTCAGAAATATCGATGTCTGATTCAAGCAATATTTTTATTATTGATTATCACGCAGAAATTTATAAACCTATAATTGGCAAAAAATATATATCTAACAAAATATTATTTAGTCAAGGAACAAGAATTTTATTAGATGTAGAAGGTATGTTTCAAATATTAGTTGTAAACGGAATTGTTGAAAAAAATAAATATATTTTTAAAAATTGTAAGTGTACTTTACCGGTTGGACCCACATCATCAATTGTAAAATTATCAGATATTAAAATACAAACTGTTGAATTTAAAGATGGAAAATACGTGACAATCGGAGAGCACATTCATTGACACAATACAAAATCCACCACATCAAATTGGAAAACGTAACAATTGGAGAACACAACAAAAATATATGAAATAATAAATGAAATAATAATATAATTTTATTAAACAATGGAAACTGTAACCATAATGACAAAAAAAATGTTAGAAAGAAGACAATACACAAATATTAAATTTACTGAAGATGATAAATGTGGAAAAAAACCACGATTTATTGCTTCAAAAGAAGATGATGAAGTCACGGTTTTTTTTATTGAACATAGTAAAGTTACAATTCAAGTCATTAAATCAATTATAGCAATTACAAAAACTAAGCACATTATAATTATTTACGCTTTTTCATTGACACCAGATGCAAAACAAAGTATAAATACTGAAAGTCCGTTTCAATTTGAAATTTTTTCATTTGATGAAATGTCTTATGATCCGATTGAAATTGTTGCACCTCACAAAAAAATTGATAATAAACCATCTGAATGGAATAAATTTCCAATTATTTTAACTTCCGATATTATTGCAAGATATTATTGGTTCAAACACGGTGATGTAATAGCTATTGATGAAAACGGTTATACATCATATCGAAAATGTATAAAAATATCAACATAAAACTTCGAATATTTATTTATATCCTGCAGGATATAAATTTAATAAATTTTTTCATGAACTTTTTAGTTCGTCATCGTCAATTTTATCAATTTTGGTTTCGCCGCTCGCATTTGTTTCAAATTGAAGAGGCTGTAAATCACACAATCCAATTTCACACGATATTTTAGATGGCACAAGTGGTTCCATTTGTTGGTACGGTAAGGCGCTTCCGGTGCCCTTACTAGGGTTGGTGTATTTTCTGTTATAGATATCTGATAATTCTTTTTGAGGAGATGGCATAGTAAACATCATTTCAATTGTTTCAAATCGTTTGCTTAACGCGTTCATATCATTTTGTTGAGATGTGTATTTGCTATAAAAATAATATGTAACAATAGCAATTGCAACGAAACAGATACCGATCACTAAAATATTTTCGAAATTCATTTTGGTTATGAAAAAAAATTGTTAACTCATTTTTATAAATTTAATGGAGCAGATGGAAATGGATCCTCCGACACCGTCCCGACCGGTTCATGAAGTTTATGAAGAATAAAATATTTTAAAGATAAATTGTCTGTGTTTTCAGTTACAAGTTCAAATAAAGTTTTTCCGTTGAAAGTTTTGTGCCAATTAATTCGAG